CAATTGTACCTGTATTTGCTGTCTCCGCAGAAGACATAAACGAAAAACCTGAACGACGGTTCTTTAGATAGCACATACCAAACGCCCGACTGTCTGCCTTACATGCCTCCCAAAAGATGTAGAATATCCGGTTGGATTCACGGAAGTCAGGAAGACCGACGTCAATCTTAGTCCACTGAAGATACATATAGTGAGTTCCGGTGATATAGGTAGGCTTTCCGTTATTAATGAACCAAAAGCCGTTCTCTCGCCTATCAAATTCAGTCTCTATCATGTCGACATACTTAGACTTGAACGCGTTGTCTTTTCTGTTCCAGTCAAATATTGACTTAATTTTCTGCAGCTCAGTTGGGTATTCAATAGGCTCCCAATGATTGTTTCTATTCTCAACAGTCTTTGGCTGTTGAGGTAAGGCAATCTTTAGGCCATTAATCTCATATATTTCACCGACGGTACCATCTTTAGATATGACAATCAGATCATACTCTTTGTTATAGCCATAATCCCAAGACTTCTTACTGTTCTTAGTAGTAAGAGCAGTCCTGTTAACGTAATCGTTTACTATGGAGTATAACTTATTTTCCATTCTTTGCTTTTGCTCGCCCTTCTGCAAAGCCTGACTTGCCAAGAGTCACCTCAGCGATAGGCGTCTCTGCAGCTCTGTTTTCTTCCTCCTCAATCTTATTAAGCATGAACATAGCATCCTCAAATGCCAAACGCTTAGCAGAGGCGGCGTTCTTCATTTTGTCTGCCGATATGTCGTCCTCAGCGTGAGTAATGATAGGTGACTTTAGTACTTTTATTAATTCATTGATTGCCTCTTTCGCGGCCTCAATGATTTCTACCTTTTTAGACATATATTCTTATTATACATTCGATAGAGGGTTTCACCATCTATTTGAAATTCATACTCACTGTCTGGTGTAAATGAGACTGTGTCTCCAATATTTACATTGGAGATAGTATTCGTCTTATAAACAACTTCACCCCACAAAGGCTCATGAGCACCCGTAGTACTAATTAACTTATCCTCAGTTGGTATAGGTCTAATAAATATAAATGGATCAACAGCTTGCCAATTAAAGTCTCTCTTGTAAAGATATACTTGATCTACCTCAGCTAAAAATAAATCATCCATTAAGTAATTCCAGCTACTTTTTTGACGACCCTTCATATCGTAATAGTATTTAAACACATTATGGTGAACTATTACAGTATCTCCTGGTTGAATAGGGCCATTATAATAAATAGGAACTGAAACCACCATAGCATGGCGGTTGGATGTCTTATGGTCTTCTTGAGAGGAACTGATGTAGAAGTCGGTATCACCGAACTTCTTTATGTTATCGTACCGCCTCAGACCAACTGGCTTTATTATGAAGCAGTATGGTGATTTCATTAATAATCTATTTTATACTCAATCGAGATAGGCATTGTATTAGAAAAAGCTTTCCATTTAATAATCTCTCCATCCTTAATAATCCAAACACAGATTGACCCGTCATCCTCTTTTCGGATTGTATCAATTTCCCATGTTTTATCTAGGACAGTCTGACCTACCATATAGTGCATACACTTCATGTAGTCAGGACCAATAGAAATTTTTCTAATTATACTCACCTGTTTGTAGATTTACACTGACATCTCCATACTTCTCAAGTATAGACTGCTGCTCTTTAGTTAGAGCTATAGCCGCTGTATCAAGCTGCTGCATAGTGAGCTCCTTTTGCTCGCCTAAACGACGAACGCTCATCTCGATGTCTGCTAGATTAAATTTTAAATCTCTGTAAACTCGATTAGCGTTAACTAACGCATCGAGCTCTTCTTTTGTGATTTTTTTTGACATATGATTAGATTGAAATATACCATGTTGTGTCAGCGTGGCTATATTGTAGGCACACTGGCGTATTTGATGTTAATGAAGAAGGAGCACCCACAATTGAAGCTCCTGAAGAAGTCCAAGTTGTTGATGGCCTGTTAGCTGTTGACATAACAACATATTTAACACCATTAAGGTTTGAATTTGATGCTGGAAGAGTTATTGCAAAAGACGCGCCAGCTGTTCCAGTAAAGTATGTATTTACATTTGTTAATGTCGCTAGTGTAAGCGCATTAGTTGTAACCACACTAGGGGCTTGATTTAAAGCCAATAAAGCAGGAACATTAAAGTTAACAGTAGACCCATTGGCGTTTAATCCGAATACACGGCAATTAGTGTTTGGAGTCTCTGTAATATAATTCTGTACTTTCATCGTCCTTGACCTTTATATGACTTTTTATAATTCTTAGAAGATTTTAGCTTAGACGTTTTGCATTTTGCATGAACGCCAGGGCGGCTTACCTTAATCTTTACAATTGATGTAGATTCAGATTTATTCTTCTTCATTTAGCAAAGTTAACAAAAATAATTAAAGATTCTTGAGCATCTCAATCATTCTCGGACACGGATAGATATCACTCTTGTCTTTACGCACTGAATTATGAGTATAAATTCCATTAGTTCCTTTAAACGCCTCTTTATCTAATCCCCAAATCTCCTCGCGATATTCCTTAGATATATTATAAGTTTCGCAAAGATATTCAACCAATTGACGCGTACTTTCAATTTGTTGATCAGTATATTTATAGTAGTGTTTATATCCCTTATATGGCTCATCTAAAGTCGTAACCATTGATGCCGGAACTTTCGTGCCTACATAAGTATAAAAGTTTCCGTTTTTTTCTTTCAAATATCCCCAGTTACAAACCTCAATACCTACGCTAGTTTTGTTTAGGTTTTTATAAGGAACATTTTGAGCAGTAAACTCTTTTTTATCAATTCCTAAATGCCAAGCCCAATGCTTTGATGAAAAGCACTGTACAATTAATCCATCAGCACCAACTACAAAAGCCGTAGCTACACGCTCATTAGTGCCATTCCAGTAGCGACTGACCGCCTCAGCATTTCCGCTTCCGGCTGTATGGTGTAAGTAAATTTGTGTTTTAGGAGATTCTTCAGCAAAGAACTGAGATTCCTTTAAGCGTACTTGCTTAATTTTTGAGATGTCTAATTTTAACGCCATTTGTCACTTTCTGATTTAAGACCTGTAATGAACTTTCTAAATGAAAACAATATATCCTTACCTGTAACGTCTTTGTAGCTTTCATTCATACTCTTGACCTCTATAAAAACAACAAATAGAGCCACTGCTTTAGTCAGTAAGAGCTCTATTGATATAAAGTGTGCGATAATATCACCTGCTATAAATTTTTCTACAAAGTAAAAAAATGTAATTGAACCTGCATATGTTAAACATTTTGCTGCCGTAGAATACAATCCTTTGCTTTGAACTATATCCCAAAATTTTGTTTCTTGATGCTCTCTCTTTTTATATGAACGCCATACTCCAAAACAAACATCTAAAAATATTGCGATTAAAGCTACTGTTATTAATGGTTGTACAGGCGCAAGGATTGTAAGTATGCTAGACAAAATAATTAAGGCGTTTGTTTTCATAATAATTTCTTGTATAATCTATATGCTGTATATACTACAACAAAGATAATAAAAATCGCTAATAGGTTGTTTAGTAGCTTCTTCCACCAAGGATACTTTTCATAATATCTAACAGGAATCTTTCGCTCTACAATTTTAGTTACATATATAGGATCACATTTGCCTTGTATGTATACCTTCTTTTCTTTTGGCACATACCATGTCTTTACTGTTACTCTATCCTTTGTTAGAGTAATTGTATCAATAAGTTCCTTAATTGTAACTATAGTATCAGTCTTTACCTCAGGAACGTATAAAGTAATGGTATCAGTAACTAAAATAGTATCCTGAGTTAATAGATAAGGGTACTTCTCTATCAAACGAGTAAAACGTTTTGTTGGGCTGCAACTAACTAATAGTATCGAAATTATTATAATCGCTGTTTTCATTTTCTATAAAATTTTGGCCATCGTAAAGGTAACCAATCTGAACCATATCATCTACTTCAATACAAAGTAAATCAGTCATGTATGATGGATCTTCTGTTGCAGCAATAATATTAGCTACAACTCCATCTTCAATAAGTGCGTATCTTTTATTCATTAGAAATATGTTATTACCATACAAAATCCATCACCTCCTCTACCTCCAGCACCTGAATTAGCGCCATTAGTAGAAGCTCCTCCGCCTCCGCCTCCAGCACCTGGACCACCATTTCCGCCTGTGTATCCTGCAATTGTTCCTGCTATATCACCTGCGCCGCCGCCACCGCCGCCTACAGCAAAGAAAAGATGTGCAGCATTATTTGTTATTAATGATCCATTACCTCCATTTACAAAACTTACATTTACTGTTGCTATAGCTTGAGCGTTATTTGCTCCTCGCAAATTAATACCTTGACCTCCTCTAGCTACATTAGTTGCTTCTATTCCGCCTCCCCATCCACCAGAGGTAAGAGGTCTCATAAGATATTGAAATGATGTACTTCCAAAACCATTTGAATTTAATGTGCTACTAGTATAGTTATTAGCAACTGATTGGCCAAATACATAAGCCGATGGTACAGAATTACTTCCATTTGCAGCATTAGTCCCTCCTTGAGCGCCTATCCCTGTAGATGTAGATACTTTTGAAGTTGCTGCAGTGCCTGTACCTCCAAAATAAGAAGAAGTGCCTGATGCTCCTGAATTTCCATTGGTATCATTTGCTGTAATACCCAATCCTCCTACTCCTCCTGTACCTATCCAAATATTTTCTGTAGCACCTAATGTTGATGCATCACATTTAACAACTGTTGCACTTCCTGATGATCCACCTCCGCCACCATATCTAGCAGTTGAAGCAGCTCCTCTTCTACCTGATCCTCCTCCTCCAGCTCCAGAAACTAAATAAATTTCAACTTGTTTAGCTCCTGCTGGTTTAGTCCATACACCACTTGATGTAAATAATTGAGTATCAATAGGAGAAGCTCCGCCACCTCCACCACCAGAACCATTCTTCCACAAGCTTGTAGCTGAGTCATAAACAAGAGTTTGTCCATTTGTCGGAGATACAATCTGAACATCATGAATCTCATCAAGCTCATATCCGTTCTGTATCTTTACCTCAACGACACCTTGATTTACATGTTGCCTTACAACAATTCCAACATACACAAGATGAGCTGGAGCTAATTGTTTCGTTGATGTCCATTCACCAGCAACTGTACTACTCAAATATAACTGCGTACCAGGTGCATATGCAGATGTGTTTAGACCCTCTAACGCTCCAACTACAACAACATATCCATTCTTGTTATTTGGTATATTAGCCTGAACAACACCATATGTCTGAGCAGATGTGGCATCTGATGTAGCTAATGCCCTAGCTATAGTCGGCTTATTTCCTGACCCACCGTTGATGTAAACAACAGTGCCTTTTGTTATTGTAGACCCACTTGTATTTCTTACAAGTGTTATTAGCTTTATAGCGGATGATAAAGTCTTTGGCTTACCATCAGGACCAGCAACAGTAATACTGTCATAACCAAACATGTTACCACTCGCATCAACTACTTGCATCTTACTACGTTAATATTTGGTGAGTCTTGACCTCTTACTATAAAAGTAGTTCCGGCTACATCAGATATAGCTCTAATATAATCATTCTCATCTAAGTGATACCCATATTCGTCTGTGAATATGTCACCCTCATCTAATGAAACAGTATATATTGTAGTGGTTGTAGAAGTAGCAGCTGTATACTTTTGTACAGTCAACACAAATGCAGCAGTATTCGTAAAGCGCATAGACTGCACCTCAGAAATGTTGTTGTCTGGGGCAGTGTGTAATATAGTGCCACTGACAGCAACTAGTGTACCCTGGTTGCTGAACTTACCTGTCATTACTCTTCAGTTGGTACGATTTCAACTAATTCATTAACCTTATTGATGGCTTGAACAATAGTAGCTGCATCACTCAAACTAAATACACCTGCCTTAGCTGCCGCTTCAAGTGCCTGGGCTAAGATTTGTATTGCTTGATCTTTATTCATTGATGATTGCATTAATTTGTTCTGCTTGCTCAGCTGTTAAAGCTGATACAAACCATTCATGTCCCATCATAATACGAAGATGCTCAACATTTCTTTCGATTGTTACCGCATCGTCTTCGTTACGATTAATTAAATCAACGCTGTCAAATGCAGCGGATACGCTTTGAGCAATTTGCTCAGGTGTTAAATTTTCCATAATTACGCTAATAAAATTTTATATGCTGTTCCGTTAATAATTACTGACCAAGTTCTTGTACTTGACAAAGATTCAGTTGTTACTGCTCCCGCATTATATGTTGAACTACCAACAACAAATTGATTATTTGCAGTCGCAGTTGCAGAGCGACCGAGTACAATTGAGTTTGTAAATGTTGCTGATGAAGCTAAAGAGCCAATTACAGTTGAGCCTGTTCCCCCCTGAGTAAAATAACCAACAAATGTTGTTTCTTCTCCTGTTCCTGAATTTGGACCTGCTCCCCAACCAACTGATGTATTATTACTACCTGTTGTTATATTATAACCTGCATTGTTTCCAATAGCTGTATTATTAACTCCTGTTGTTGCGCTATACAAACTACTGTGACCAACTGCTGTAGTACCTGATGATGTAGTTGCTGTTCTCAATGAATTACAACCAATTGCAGTAGCGTTACTTGCTGTTGTAAGCGCTTGTGCAGCTAAAGAACCAATAGCAACATTCTGAGAACCTGTTGTACATACACCCAAAGCATTAACTCCTGCTGCTGTATTATCAGTACCTGTTGTGTTTGCGTCCAATGCTAAAGAACCAATAGCGACATTCTGAGAACCTGTTGTATTTGCGTATAAAGAACCTTGCCCAACAGCTGTGTTATTAGTAGCTGTATTAAATAATAATGATTGATGACCAATAGCTGTATTGTAATTACCGGTTGTGTTTAAAATAAGAGACCTTGTACCAATAGCTGTATTGTAATTACCAGTTGTAAGTGTTGTTCCTGCCTCCGAACCAAAAAATGCGTTTTCCACACCTGTAGTAAGAGACGCTCCTGCTGTTGAACCAACTGCTGTATTAGAAGCACCTGAAGTTTGAACTCGTAAAGAATTAAAACCAATTGCTGTGTTATTACTACTTGTTGTTATAGTTAGTAAAGAATCTCTTCCGATTGCCGTGTTACTATTTCCGGTTGTTAAAGCTCCTAAAGAATTACTTCCTAATGAAGTATTGTTTGTACCTGTTGTTAATGCGTCTGCTGATAGATAACCAACAGCAGTATTATCACTACCTGTTGTACAAGAACCTAAAGCATAATAACCAACAGCTACCATGTTACTACCTGTATAAGATGTTAACGCTGATGAACCTATAGCTGTATTAAAATTACCTGTTACATTAGAACTTAAATTATTAAATCCAACCGCTACATTTTGACTCCCCTGAGTATTAGAACCTAAAGCATTTGTTGCTATACCAACATTAAATGAACCTCCTGTATTTACATCTAATGCACTAACACCAATAGCAACATTACCAGTTCCGTTTGTATTTGCATTTAAACAATTATAACCAAAAGCTGTATTATTACTTGCTGTTGAACTAGTGCCTAATACATTAAAACCAAAGGCAGTGTTATTATTACCTGTAGTATTAGCATCTAATGAATTATAACCAAAAACAGTATTACTATCGCCTGTAGTATTTGCTTTAAGCGCTCCATCGCCAAAAGAGGTGTTTGTCGCTATGTTGCCTTTGCCGTTATTCCAAATAGTAAGGTCAGTTGCATTTGACTCAAGCCATGTAGGAAGAGCGGCACCAATAATTTGAGCACCAGTAATTTTGCGACTACCGGTTGCACCTGCTAAAGATACCTCTAACTCATCTGTCGGATCTAAGTTTCGACCTAATGCTGTAAGGTCATTTATTTTATACGCCATCTGTTATTCTTGTTTGATTATCATCTGTAATTCTTTCTCCAAGATCATCGGTAATTCTAGCGTCAGGTAATAAACCGCCACCGCCAGGAATCTCTCCATCAACGGCAATGTCAATCGCTATTTGAATACCTATCATCATACTACCAAGTAGCTACAATGTTTGTCGCTGTAGTTCCAGTTGAAAATACTCTAACAACTTGAACAGGTAAAAAAGTACCTGCTACAACACCATTAAACGTTACGTCATCGCCACCTGCAGTTAACACTCGAATGTTACCAGCACCACCGATATAAAGCACACAAGGCCAACTTGGAGTTGTGCCATCTCCACCAACGTATGGTATGTCTACAGTATTACTTGGTGTAACAACTGCTGCTCGTTCTACTTGTAATTTTTGATATGCCATGTCTTATTTTTTAGTAGACCTACCGTTTGCGCCATTGCGTGCACGATTTGTCTTTGGGTTTTCTTTTACAAATTTACCACTTTTTGTGGAACTCATATCAGGACCTCCCTTGCCGTCGATGCCATTGGCACGACGAGCTTTCGTGTGCTCAGCCCTATATTTCTTGCGCTCCTCAGTTGAGTTTAATTCGCGCTGATATTCACGCCTCTTCTCCGCTGCCTTCGGATTGGCTGCGTAATACTTCGATGTCTTGCTTTGTCCCATAGAACAGTTTATTTATTAGTAGGTCTGGGTTGTTAAGAGAGGCCTGCCTCTCTTGACATCCGCAGTCCTCAGTTATACTCTCGACTAGTGTCTTTATACCGGTTGCCTCAGTAATCGAGGCAATCGTATCACCTAGACCTTTGTGTCTTTTTATAATTATCATAGTTCTGCATTGCTTCTCTTCTAGCATCACCCTTTTTCCAGGCTCCAAATGCCATCTTCTCAGCTCTTCTTTCAGTTGCAAATTTAACTACCTCGCCTCTCTTCTTAGCCTCTTTATAGGCCTCAGATGTGTTAGGCATGTCGGTCCAATCTTTATACTCATGTGAACCTGGCTTATTAGGGAAAACAGTTGGAAATACTTCCTTTCCTCGGCTAGACATCAAGTGAGATGACACCTCACCGTTCGGCATGTTGACATATTCATCACCACGCATATCACGAATACGCTTCTTCTTTCCTATGAAGTCAATGTCTGCGTTCTTGAATGGTATCTTATTGTAATTCATTATGATCCTTTTTTCCATTTAGTACTAGGTGATGCAGTCTTACTTGGACTCCACTTAACCTTGTCAGCCCAATAAGCTGCACTCATCTTACCCTTCTCAATATTCTTGGCATGACGACTTTTAAAAGCCTCGCGCTGACCAACAGTCTGATTGGTTTTTACACCCTGCTGCCCAAAACGAATCAACTTAACCTCGCTACCTTCTTTGGCGACGACGACATGACTCTTAGTCGGATGATTAGGAGTGCGCTTTGGCTGGTTGTAGCCACTAACGCCCGCTTTTTCTAGTCTTGGATCCTTTGCCATCTTTTGCTGTTTTTGCGGCTTCCTTGAAGTTCTTAGCAGTAGGTGCTCCTTTCTCGCCTGGTTTACGCATTTTCTCGCCCGAGCCCTCTTTAATTCGCTCTCTTTTTGCGTGAATGTTGCTATATAGTCCCATTATTGATATATTTGTCCTACAAATGTAATGAAAAAAAAGGTAAGAAGACTATTTATCTACGACCAAAAAGTTGTGCGTAGACCTCTGCAGTATGATTGGCTGACAGAGTGGGCAATTGTTAGGCGATGGGCCCAAGTAAACTATGGAATCAGATTGACAGATCTTGAAATGCTGCTGTTCTTACACGGCAATAGACTGTTCACAAAGACGGACTTTGACGAGTATAAGAACTTCATGACCTGGGATAGTCAGCGATTTAATAGATTGATGAAGGAAGGATGGATTAGTGAATGGAGACAAAAGACATACAACCAAGGGCAAATGTATGAGGTCTCATTTAAGGCCAAGAAAATGATCACGTCAATCTATAAAAAGTTAGACGGAAGAGAACCGATTCCGACCTCATCAAGACGCAATAAGGCCTTCCGTGATAACGCACCGTTTCACCAGAAGACCTTAGCTATTGCGATTGTTGATTTTAACAGGAGAGTTAAAGAACGCAAACAACGTCCTTCTCCTGAATTATAGTCATCCTCTCATTATCAAGGACGACCTCATGGCTTTGCACTTTGTCATATAAGACAGTGTCATCTGTGTTTATACCGATGATGTTATCGCCTACTTTGTAGACAACAGCCTTATGGTAGCGCATATCATTCGCGTCCTCACCGGTTAGAAGCAGACCACTCTTGGTCTGCTTTTGCTCATTTACTCGCTTAACGAGTAAGTATTTATTTAATACTTTCATCTGCTCTAATGTTTGTAATGATTGCATTTGTGCTCATGATTGTCGTTGCTACCGACACAGCGTTCAACAAGGCGTTCTTTGTAACCTTAGCCGGATCAATAATACCAAGCTTGATCATGTCACCATACTGCTCACCCTTTACGTCATACCCCTCATTAGGGAATGGTAAGATGCCGTCCATAATGAACTGAGCGTCTTTACCAGCGTTGTCAAGGATCTGACGCATTGGAGCTTGTAAAGCCATACGCATAATCTTCTCAGCAGTAGTTGTACCTGGATTGTTCTTAGCATACTCATACAAAGCAACACCACCACCAGGAAGGATGCCCTCCTCTAATGCAGCCTCAACTGCACAGACAGCGTCGTCAATGCGATCTCTCTTCTCCTTCTGCTCAATGTCACTCAACGCACCTACATAGATCACAGCAACACCACCGGATAGGTTAGCCGCTCGCTCCTTACGGTTGTCAAGCTCTTCTTTAGTGATGCCGTCAAATATAGTATCGTTGATGTCAGCAATACGCGCGTCTATAGCATCTTGTGAACTGCTGTATGGCATAAAGATTGTCGTGTCCTTGCTAACAATAACCTTAGAGCACCTACCTAGGTGAGCTACGTCAACTAACGATAAGTCATCACCAGTGTCCTCACTGAAATATGTACCGTCCAAAGCGATTGCTAGGTCTTCTAGCAAATCTTTCTGACGGTAGCCAAAGCTTGGAGGTAGAATGTTACATGCCTTGATCTTACCCTGAGCCACATTTATATTAAGTGTATTAAGTGCAGCTGGCGTCATCTCACCAATGATAAGTAATGACTTATTTTGTGCTACAACATGTTGTAAGATGCGCTCAATATTGAGTAGATTATTGATCTCCTGATCAGTGATTAAGACATATGGATTCTCTAGCACAGCCTCCTGACGCTTGTAGTCAGTAATAAAGTGACGACTAGTCCAACCTCGATCAGCCTTAATCCCCTTAATCACCTCAACATATGTGTTATGGTCCTTACTGTTTTCTACAGATACCATCTTAACCTCACTGAACGCGTCAGCGATCATACCACCAATATTTGTGTCATTGTTAGCACTAATAGACGCAACGTCCTTAAGCTTCTTACCAGACAACTTCTTAGCTCTCTTCGTCAGGTGGTTAACGACATCTGTCGTAATGCTATTAATCTCACGGATGACCTCGGTGACGTTGTCATCTGACATTAAAATATCAGAAGCCGCATCGACAATAGCCTCAGCAATAACGATACTAGTTGTCGTTCCATCGCCAGCAACAGTAGCCGTCTTCTCAGCAGCCTGTCGCATCATCATAACAGCCAAGTTCTCTACCGGATCATACAGATTGATCGACTTAGCTACCGTTACACCGTCTTTTGTTACTGTAATACCACCAATATGGTGTTCTGACTCGATTAACACAGTGCGTCCTCGCGCACCTAATGTGCTTTTTACTGCCCCAGCGATCGTTTTGATGCCTTTAATGAGCTTTTTACGACCTTCGTCGCCTAAATGTACATGTTTTACTACCATTTTATTAGATTTATGTCTCAAATTTAGTCAAAATTTGAGACATTAGTCTAATTATTATGAAAAACCCCTCAAAATCGAGGGGCTTATCTTAGTATAAACTTGTATTATTTTTTCCTTTAGCTGATATAGCATCCAACTTTGCCTGCATTGTGTTGCGATTAGCAGCATTTTCAGCCGAATCCTTATAGTCAGGAGCAATGCGACTTGTCTTACCGGTCGTCTTTTGGTAGTTCTTGTCATTAAAGTGAGCCTGCTTGCCCTTAACAAAACGCTCAGCTTGACGAGCTTGCTTTACCTCCATTCCAGTTGCAGCAATACCCTCAAGATTATCCTCCCTACGGTAAGCAGCGCGTTGAGATTTCATCTCTTTTTTATAATCCCTAATTTCATTAGCAGACTTACCAATGTGACTCTCACCCAAAACAGATGTACCAGCGTAAGACTTGAATAATTTCTCTTGACGCTTATAACCAGGTTTTTTATTAGCCCTAGGATCATCAGCCGCCTTGCCCTCCATGTTTAACTTTTCAACATCTTGAGCTCTTCTTGTTTTATATTGAGTACCAGAAGACCCGTGATAAGTTTTTGATTTTACAGTCATCTCAACACCAGGAGCCGTAAAACCAGGGAGTTCTTCTTGACCTTTATATCCTTTTAGTTTACCAGGTTTAGAAGTAATTCTTGTTGGCGTTTTGATTTTTGCCATTTCTAACTTAACATTAGACCAATCTGTAGGGTCTACTTTAGTAGGTGCAGTTGGCTTAACATAGTCTGCCAAATACGCCCCCATAGACCCTTGGTACTCTTTACCACCAGGAGCATATACTTTTTTATAACTACCCTTATTTACATTTATATTTTTAGCCTCCATGAAAAGGTCACCAGGATTATGTAAGTAATCTGATTCCTCTCTTTTTCTTTTATTCCATTCGGCAGTTTCTTGATCATTTAACCTTCTAGTATTACTCTCACTACCAAAAAATGGTCTGTAATCTCTTCCTGAAGTCTGACTTTCATTATACCTCTTCATCTTTACATTATAAGCATCAACATCTTGCTGATATCTCTTATAAGCAGCATCTTGAGCATATGCCTCAGCTTCTGTAATTATTTTTCTTTGAGGTGGAGTTGTTTTCGACGTTAGTCGATTTGTGCGCATTATTGCCATGTTATAGATATTTTAAAAATTAACAAATGTAAAATTAACTCAGGACGTAAATCATCTTCTACTGGTAAATATTCAATACCAACCGATAGACCGAGCGTTGGGAAGAGTGTTATAATCATTGAAAAAATTTGCCTTGTTTAGAACGACTGCGACTAGTCATTACATCACCCTTTGTATTATATCTAGTTCTAGTCTTACTAAAGTCCCCTTTTGGCGTTACTGTTTTATTAACTTCAATCATTTTACCGCCTTTAGGATTAGTTACAGATTTTGAATATGTTGTATTACCTGTTTCCTGATTAATAGTTTCCTTTCTAGTAGTGCTTTTGTTTCCAATTACTCCAAACCTTTTTGAAGAATTTTCTCTACCTATTGGTCCACCCATTTCATCATATATAATAGTACTTGTTTTTTCAACTCTAGGCTTATTAATTTTTACATTGGACACACTGCTAGCTGCCCTTTTAACACTAGCAATTCCTCTGTTAAGAGCGTTCTGAACACCAGTTAGATTAATAGGTCCTTCTACTTTTGGTTTGTCTGGGTCACCAAACTTACTACCTAAACGGTCGATTGCCGAGTTTTTAAATGGTGCGTTGTAATCTTTCATGATTATTTACGTTTTTTAGATTTAACACCCTGAAGAGTGCTTGGGCCTTTTGGATCAACATA